AGTAAGCGGCGTAGCGGAGCGCGCAGTCTTCGAGCGTAAGAAATACCTAACAACGCAGTATCCAGAGTTTGAGGGCGCACCTATTTACGGCGAACGCGGTTGGAGATGGAACGCGGTGTTAGACCCAGCCACCTGCCCAGTGTGCCGCCCACTAGACGGCCTCATCCGTCAAAGAATCACAGAATTCCCGTACATCCCGCCTGTGCATCCGAGATGCCGGTGTCGCATCCTCCCAATTAATTAACAATCCCAGCGGCAACTTAGAGCGTCTACCCCCTTACCCATGCCTGAGCAAGTTGTAGCGGTTCCTCCCGTGGAGGAATCAGCTGAGTCAGCGATTCAGCGCCCTACCACCGCCCCAGCCGAGGACCTAAGCGCCCTGCGCACCAAACTCGAACTTGTGCAACGCGACAACCTCGACAAAGGGGAAGTCAACAAAGCATTAAACGAGCGACTTGGTGAGGCAGAGAAGCGTTTCAGGGAATTGGAGACAAAATTAAAGACCACAACCCAGCAAACACAAGCCAACAATGGTGAGTACAAGCAGTTGTGGGATGACGCGACCGCAGAGAATGCCCGCCTAATGCAGCGCATTAGCGAGTTAGAGGCCCAACTCAGCGATAAGGACAATGCGATCAGTGCCGAACGCCTTCGCGCCACAGCGTTAAATGCGTTCAGCAGTGCCCACGCATTAGCGCCAGATCAGCTATACGGCCTTCTCTCCCCCCAGCTACGAGACAGCAACGGAAGTCCCGTTGTAGTAGTGAATGGGATTGAGCAACCGTTAGAGGCCCACTTGCAGATGATGAAATCTGCGGGTAGTGGATGGGACCATCACTTTGCGGCGAGTACAGCAAGAGGCATGGGAGCAACCGCCAGTGCAGCCGCCGGCAGTGGTGCGATCAACCCATACAAGCGCGAGAGCTACAACCTCACTGAGGTGCTCCGACTTGAGGCGGACAACCCCGAGCTTGCCAAAGCCTTCCGGTTAGAGGCGAGCGGCGGGTAATCCACGGTAACCCCCCGCAATTAAGAAAATGACCCTACAAAACATGGGCGGAACATTCCTGTCCGCCATGATCACCCGTCCCGAGTTCGCCGGCTATTTAGCCGAGCGCATCTTCAACGAATCCCGTTTTGTGCAAAGCGGCGTTGTAGCCCGCAACAGCGCACTTGACGTACGCGCTGGCGGCACCCGCATCCGAGTACCCGAGTTCGATCCAATTGCGCCTACTGTAGAGCGCATCGACTCCAGCAACAGCTGGGGCACCGCAGGTGCGGGCTACCTAACCCCCCAAGCACTCAGCACAGACGAGCAGATCATGACGATTCTGCGTCGTGGTTTTGCCTACGGCGTGGACGACATTTCCAAGCTCGGCACTGGTGTAGCTGATCCTTTGGGTCATGTACGCAACCAGCTTGCAGCTGCTGTGAACAAAGCCAAGACCGCTACCCTAGTAGCCCAGCTAAACGGTGTATTCGGCAACCTCTCAGGCTCCGGCATTTTGGGTGCCAACACCCTGAACAAGACCGGCACCACAACTGCCACTGCAGCGAACTACCTAACTGCAGGCAACGTAGTAGCTGCCAAGCAGTTACTGGGTGAGCGTGGCAGCGACCTAAGCACCATTGTAATGAGCAGCGCGGTAGCTGCTTATTTAGAGGAGACCGGCTACCTGCAAGTACAAAGCAGCGGCGGCAGTGTTTATGCCGGCGGCGGCGTAGGTGCAGGACTCGGCGCAGGTATTGTTGGCCGTTTCGCAGGCTTGAACGTAGTAGTTGACGACCAGATCGGCGTAATGGCCGGCGGCACCGCAACTCACCTCAACAAGTACCCCGTGTACCTCTGTGGTTCAGGCGTAATTGGCGAAGGCATCCAACAGGATCTCCGCGTTGAGTACGACCGCAACAAGCTGAGCTTCCAAGACACAATCATCGTGGATTGGCACATGGGCTACCACATCTTCGGCACCCGTTGGGCTGCCGCTGGTGACAACCCCACCGACGCAAACAGCAGCGGCAACTTGGCTGCCACCGGCTCCTGGGCACTTGCATACACCAATGCAAAGAACGTGCCTTTAGTAAGGATGCTGGTAAACACCCCTTACGACACAGGCGTTTACTAACCGCAAGGTCACCCCACCCCAGCCCCCCGTCAAAAGCGGGGGGTTTTTTCTTGCGCCACAATCCAATCCTTCAGCTCAGCTACATACTCCCTCAACTGCTGAGCCTTATCCATGTGCCACTGATCCCCAGTTTGAAGGAACAACCCAGAGTGATTATCAATAGCTTTAAGCAACTTACTTATTACTGCATTCCAGGGTTCACGAACAGGAGTATTCCACTCGCGACGCGAAGAAGTCACAACTAGATGGCGTCTAATCGTGCTAATTCCTGACGATTAAAGAGGTTCAAGGTATCGACGGACATTTTGTAGCTCTGAAGGACTACTTGATTCACCAACACATAACTAAGTTGCAGGGACTCAGCAATATCAGGCACCTTCTCCCCCTGCTGAGCCATCTCTTTAATTTTGAGCACTACATCGACCCATTTCCGTGGTTCAGGAGCTTTACGGGTGCGGGGTGTTTTAACGTCTTCGGTCACAAAAGCAGATGCCACTAATCAAGGTTGCCGGCACGGAAACCTAGGGTGTGTAAGGGAGTCTCATGGCCGCGACTATCAATGCCACCCCAGGCGCGGCGGATGCAAACAGCTACCTAACTTTGGCTGAAGCATTGGTGTTTGCGGACTCAGCCATCGACGCTGTGGACTGGTACACAGCAACTAGCGACGTTAGGACCCGCGCCCTTATTACTGCCACCCGCACCCTCGATCTTCTGAAATATGTCGGCACCCGTAGCACCACCACCCAAGCGCTCGCCTGGCCGAGAAAAGACTACGCGACCAGTGAAAAAACCTACACCGCCACGGAAATACCCGACGAAATAAAGCAAGCCCAGTTCGAGGTTGCGCTTTCACTGATTCAGAACGCAGTAAGCGCAGGCAGCGGCTCCACCTCCATCATCCCCGGCATCAACAATGCCGACCTGCAGCGCGTAAAGCTCGACGTAATCGAGATCGAATGGAAGCGCCAACTAAGCAGCACGAGCCCAGCCAAAGTAGTAAGCCCCGGCCTGCTAAACGACCTAGTGCTGAACACGCCCGGCTCCACGATTGCAGTAGTTCGCAGCTGACCCTACCTAGCTATACCCACTACACTAGGTAGGTAGCCGCGCTACCTGAGTGCCTGTAGCCAGTTCACCAAAGAAGCGCCCCCGCACCGGCTATCTAGCGACGCCATTAAGTCCTGACGAGCAGCGTCATGTCGGGCAGATGTACCGCGACCACCAGGGCATATTGCATTTAATGGGTCGCAAGATGTATAAGAAGTACCCATTTGTTGCGACCGACGACTTATTCAGTTGTTGCGACATTGCGTTCATTAAGACATGCCGCGCTTGGCAACCAGCAAAGGGCACATTTAGCACATTGCTAACAGTGTTCTGCGAAGGTGAAATCCTGCATTGGATTCGCGACAACAACTGGCTAGTAAAGGCCCCCGGCAACGTGCGACGGATTGGCCAACAAGCCCGGCGAATGTTAGAAGCCGGCAAAAAGATGCAGGAGATATGCGTTGCTTTATCAGTAACTGATGTGCAATTAAAGCTCGCGTTAGTTGCAACCCAACCCACCGACCACGACGTTCGAGGTTTCGAGCTACACGAGTGCCCCCGGCCCACCCCATGGGACGTTCTACTAAGTGAAGAAGACGAGTAAGGCAACTTAGACCAGTATAAAACAGCTTCAAATGACCGGTTCCTTTTTTGCGGCTCTTGGCTATAAGCTTTATGTAAAAGCAGGCACAACCGCAAGCGCAATACCTGCCACTTCCACCGGCATGACCAGAGTGTTGTCACTAGACAACAGCGGCATCCAAGCACAGTCAGACACTGTGGACGTATTGGACTACGATTCCTCCCAAGGTTTCAAAGCATCACTGATCACCGGCCAGTCATACAGCATTCAATGCTCAATGAATTTGAGCACAAAGGACCCAGGCTACTTATTACTTAAGGCGGCTGCATTAAACGCTGCAACAGGTGCAACTGTTCAGTGGTATCGCGAAACCCCAGTTACCGACGGTTCAGGTAACAACCCTGAAGTACATAAGGGAGTAGCGCAAGTAGGCAGTTTTAGCGAAGACATCCAAGCAGGAAACGTAGCGAAAGTAAGCTTTGATCTAATTGGCTACGGCGCTTACACGTTTGTTGCCCAAGCTGCTGTTGCCCAAGCTGCCGGCGGCGCATAACCGCCAGCCACTACTTGTTGCTCTTATTCCAGCGTTCGATCACAAAGGGTAAGAGCGGCTTTGCATCCTGAGCGGGTGTAACCCAATCTCGTGCCGGCCCGGCCTGATCTTTCCCTGTGAGCACTTCCAATGCGTAGGGCGCACTGTACCTAATTGTAAGTGTGTCCCCTGAGACCGACTCAGATTGCGACTGAATAAGCTCGCCCGTATCATAAATATCCCTATTACCCTTCTTTATAAAGGCACCACTTTTACGTTTGGTAT